CCTGGATAGGCTTGGCCGGGCTTGTCGATCAGTGTGTAGAAAGAGCCGGGGGCGGTCAGGAAGCGGATGTCAGACATTGTGGCCACCGACGCGCTTGCCACCAGATATTGCGTGCATTATAGTTTCTCCTGCATGGTTTCTCCACCTGCACACGGAACCTGCTCCTCCCTCGGTTCCGCCTGCCTTAACTGAACCCCGGCGCGTTGGTCTCACGCCGGGGTTCTTTTTATCCTAAAATGGGATCGAATCGTCTAGCTCATCCGCAATGGATTGCCGCTTCTGTTCATCCAGCGGCTTGCGGGCCTGCTCAAACGGATCGGCCTTGCTCTCGACCGTGTCAAAGTCATCCATGCCGCCGTCGCCGTAACGGGCTTCGGTGACCTGCACCGCGTCTAGCAGGAGGGAGATGCCGCCGACGCCTTCGGGGTCGATCACTGCGACGGCCCATGCGCGCACGGTGCCTTTGGAGCCGCCCCAGAAGTTAAGATCGGCGATAGGCTGCTTTTGCCCGTCGATCACGGTGGGTGCCTTGTTTAGGGTTCCATCCTTCTTCACGCCGTTCCGCTTGGCGCTGAACTTGATGATGCCCGTCTCGTTGCCGTGTTCGTCCTTCAGCTTCTTCATGCCGAAGACCTTGGAGAACGGAGGCAGCTTAGTGTTGCGCGTGCGGGAAGCGTCATAGTGGGCGCGCATTTCATCAAAAAGCACCTTCGCTTGATCTCTGGGCATCTCGAAGTCCACGCTCCAAGCCGCGTTGGATGCGGTCTGCGCGCAGGGTTCGCTGGCCTGCTTCTGGGTGTTAAAGCGGTAGGTGCCGCTCAATTTTGGGTATTGCAGGGTGACGTTTTTCGCCAACACTTTCAGGAAGTCGGTATTATCAGCCATTGGTTTGCTCCTCTCTGGCTTGGTTTAGAAATCGACGGTCTCGGTGAAGATATCGTCGTCGGCGGTCTCGGCCTGCCAGCGCGGCAGGTCGATAGTGTTAATCAGCGGCCAGCCCGTTGTGAAGTCGGAAACGGCGATGGCATTGCTGATCTTTTGCAGCGTCTGGGTCACGACCATGTCGGCGTGTTCCAGATAGCGGTCGGTGAGAGCGTGCAGGCCAACAGCGTGAGGCGGCTCCTTCTCGACAGCGATGAAGATGAAGGTATCTGCTTTGTAGCCAGCAGCTACAAGTGCGCGGAGATAGAATGCGGCCTGCACGTCGTATGCGTACTTGCGAAGCTCACGCGGGAAGCCGTCTGGGCTGGCGTCGGTAGTGGTCTTTAGGTCGAATGCAATGCCATAGTCCGGCAGATAGCCGTCAGGCCTGCATTTGATCTCGGTGCCTGTGGCTGGATCGATGCCGAAGAAGCTGGCCTCGGCCACGAAGGTCGGATCGCCGAGATATTGCTCAACGACCGGGTGGGCTTTGGCTGCATCAGCGATGCGGGCGGCCAGATCGAACTCGGCCTCGGGCAGAAGAATTTGGCCGTCGAGATCGGCGGCAAGCTGCGCCTCTTTCCACTTGTTGCCACGGCGATCCTCGGGGCCGCGCAGGACGAGGTTCTTTTCCGGCTCCAGCACCAGAGCGTGAACTGCGCTGCCCAAGGCGAAGGCAGAGGTCTCCTTGCGGGCCTTGCCCTTCCAGTGTGCCAGCGACTTGGTGTGGACCGCCTTCACGTCGGATGACGAGATCGCGGGGTGGGCGTGGTATTCCTTGTTGGTCAGGTCTCGGTTCATTGCGATGCCCCTATGCGTCCGTGCTGTATATAGACTTGAAATTCCCGTCGCCTCGGATGTCGAAAACGTCAAAGGAATATTCAATTTCGCATTCCCACGCCGCCTGAACAAGGCCGCAGAAAATAGCGTCCGCACCCACTGCATAAACAGAAAGGTGACCTTCGTGGTCATGCAGCCTGCGGATTTTTATGCGGCTCCGCTCTGCCAAAAAAGTAAAGACGCGAGTTAACCGCTCCTCACGGTGTTCTTCGCCTTCGCCGTCAAATTCTACGATCATTGCTTTCCCTTTCCATAGAGTGCGATCAGGGCCGCCTCGGCCCTGCCGTCGTCCTTCACCCGCGCCCACTGGTCGGCGCTGTCAGGGAAGAATTGGCTGGCCAGCGCGCGGCTGGCGTTCTTGTCCGTGGACAGCCGCATGTACTTCTTCCACGCGGACGGATCGACCTCAAACGTCGGCACGCCCGCGAAGAACAGGCACGCCTTCAGTTCGCCGTAGGCAACAGCGATGGTGACCGCGTTCTTGATGCCGATCATGCGTGGGAAAAAGGGCCGCTCTAGCCAAGCGCATTTGACCTTTCCGATATCCGCGATCAGCGCCAGCTTCTCGTCGAGCGTGCCGGGCATGTCGTAGGTTTTGACCTGCATGTCGTCAGTGTCGAGCAGCGCGATGGCCCCGCTTTTGCCGGGGTCGATGCCGATGATGTATGACATCAGAGAGCCTCGCCCCTCAAGCCGACCAGCATCTTGGCCTGCATGTCTTTCTCCTTGTCAGCGATCTCCCCGCCACAGGCCAGATAGCCGCAGCCATCGACCCAGTTGTCCGCGTGGGCTGGGTTGGCTTTGGCGCGGGCCAGCTTCAACAGCGTCATCATCACCGCCACGTCGTGGGCCTTGATGTTCCGCCCGAGGTGGGCCGACCAGTAAGCCGCGATCAAGCCGAAATTGTCCTCAAGGTTGCCATGCGTGGCAGCGCGATCCTTGGTGACGTATTCTTTCGCGGTGTCCAATATCTCGGCGCGGTTCACTTCCACGTCCCCTTATCGCGCAGGCTGTCCAGCCCAGTGATCTCGGCCAGCCGGTTGCGGTATATGGCACCCGGCGTGATGTTGCCCTGCATCCAACGCGACATGCTGGATTTGGCGACCGGGACTTGATCCGCGATCCAGCCCAGCTTGCGCCCGTCCTTGTTCGCCCATTCTCTGATTAGGTCTTGAGCCTTCACGGCGTCCTCCTGTTTTGATGGATCAGCTCTATTTGTAAAATAATTTTGCGTCAAGCGCATTTTCTTGCTTGCATGCGGTGCAGCAGGCTGTATGGTGGTATCACGAACTAGCAAACAAGGATGACCAAAATGACCCTCCGCCAGATCAAGATGGACCTCGACGGCCTCTACATCACAACCTACAAAACCGAAGAAAACCTTATGAAGCGCATCGAAGTCATGCGCGACATGCACCCGGAATACAACGACCGCTTCATGGTGGTTCGCACTCCCAAGGGCCGCTGGACTGCCATCGTGCAACTCGACAAGTCGGCAGGCGGCTACGTTGGCCGTTACGGCGGCTTCATGACGATCTGACCACCCAGCGGCCAGCCCTTCGGGGCTGGCATCCACACCAACAAAAAAGGATAACCGCCATGACCGACCTGACCGCCACCAACGAGTTCTCGACCCTGTTCGAGGTGTTCTTCATCGACGCCCGCACTGGATGGGCTTTGGTTGAGTACACCATTGAGAACCACTACCAGATCGGCGACGCCAAGTTCGGCTACCACAAGCGCGACGCCATCGCACTGGCCAAGCAACTGGATGCCGACAAGCCCGTCCGCATCTTTGGGCGCGATGGCCGTATCCAGAAGACAATCATCGGCCACTGACAGCATAGCAAACAAGGAGACTAGCATGACCAAGACCGTAACCCTCACGTTGGAGCAGGCCGAGATCGCGCTTCAGTGCGTCAAGGAAATGGTCGCCGCGACGCAGAATGCGACACTCGGCGGCGAAGTATCCAACACCGCAGAGATCGCGCTCTATCTCAACCGCGCTGAGTTGGCCCAGCGCCTGAACACCGCCATCAACAACGCTATGAAGGAGACTAAATAATGCGTATCCGTGACATCGCCGCCGACCTGATCGGCATCCTGTGCATCTTCGGCCTGCTCTACGCGGGCTTCCTCTTCGGCTTCGGGATGGGGTGGTGAGATGAACCTCAACAAAACACACAAGGCCGAGATCGTCAAAAAGATCATGGCTGACATCCCCATGATCGACCACACCGCGCAGGCGCATGCTCTGCTACAGGCCAAGGCTGTCGAGAAGATGCCTGCCGAGGTGCGGGCGATCTATGGCAACCCAGACATGCGCCACTGGCTGGCCACTCGCTACGCCTCACACCACACCCACCTCGGGAACAGCTACATCGTCTGGAAGCGTGAGGGGGTTGAGGGCATTGGGGGCACTCTTTACCTCTATCGCGCAAGTCACAACACCAGCACCGAGGACAAAGCGCTTGTAACCGAGGTCCAAGGACCGCTGGACGACCTATCCCGCGCTGCCGAACAGCAGTGGAAAGCCCGCCGCTCAATGAAAGAAAAACTCGAAACCATTCTGCGGGGCATCCGCACCTTGAAACAGGCCAAGACGTTGCTGGAGCCGGAACTTCACAAGTACCTGCCGGAAGAGCCTCCCAAGGACATGAAGCCCGCGCAGGCATCGACGGCGCTGGTGCCGTATGTCGTGGCTGGGCTGCGCGAGATGGGGTGGCCCAAGGACCAAGGGCCGACGACCGGGGAGGATGCATAACATGGGCATGTACACAGAGCTTTACCTGCGTAGCGGCTTGAAGGATGGCACTCCGCAGGAGGTGATCGACCTGCTGCGGGCGATGGTCATGGGAGACGGAGAACCACCTGAGACCACGCCCTTCGGCGGCGGGCGCTGCCCGTGGATGCTGCGATTTGCCAGCCACTACCACTTCCCGTATTCCCAGAGCAGCATGGACTACGCCGACTACGTCAACCGCTGGTACCTTTTCGTGCGCTGCGATCTGAAAAACTACGAGGGGGAGATCGAAGCCTTCCTCAAGTGGCTGGCTCCGCACCTCAACGCCTGTGAGGGCGACTACATCGGCCACACGCGGTACGAGGAAGACCCTCTGCCGACGCACTTGATCTACGGTGAGGGGCTGCTCAAGATCGAAAAGGAGACCGCGTGATGGCAATCAGACTTGGAGCAATGGACACCCACATCGTGCTGACCGCGCTGTGGGATTACCGCGAGACGCTGACGATCTACAACGACACTAGGCCCACGCCTGAACTCAAAGACAAGATCGACAGCGTTGATCGTCTCATCGAAAGCTACAAGAAATCATACTTCGCCTTGGACAGATTGGGGATCATGTGATGAGCAAGCAAGACCTACTCGCCTACATCGAACTGCGGCAGAGCCAGATCGACGATCTGGAAAAGCGATACGGCACGGGTGTTCGCCCTGCATGGGTCGGGGAAGAGATCGGCATCCTTCTGCACTATCAGCGCGACGCCGAAGCCGAATTGAAAAAACTGGAGAAAAACAATGCAACCGACTGAACTTATCGTAACAAACCGCCTCGCCACTGGCACGACCTTCGCCGTCCTCGCCAGCGACATGACGCAGAATGTGTTCATCCCGTCCAAGCTGGCGCTTGATGCCAGCCTGCGCCCAGGCCAGAAGGTCATGGCGCAGATCGTGCCGAACATGAGCCAGCCGGAAAAGACGCCTTGGCTTGCGATCTCGCTGGAAGACGCAAAGCCGCTGTCCACACGGACGCTGGCTGCTCGGATCAAGGAAGAGTTGGCTGGCGGGGCAGCGACGACTTACGAACTGGCATCCATCCTTGGTGCCAGCTTCGATGATGTGTTGGCCGAGTTGATCGAAATGCGCCTGCCCAGCACAAACCTGTGGGCTTTGGACATGCACGAACTGACTGAGGTGCAGGCATGAGCCTTAGCCCCAACATGACAGATGTTCATTTGGCCGCCGTGATGAAAGCATTGCCGGATGAGTTGGACGAGGCCGAATTGTGCGCCCTGACGCTGACTATCT